ACAACCCATACTAATAAATTTACAGTTGATCATCTTTACCTCACAAATTTAACTCCGTCGATAGACAGTATCCATGATCCGCTTATGATCCACCTTTCTCCCAGTACCTCCTCCGTTACCGTCTTCCTCTCCACAGTACCACTTGTTGAAGGCGAAAGTACGAGTGAGTTTGTGTAGCTTCAACCACTTACAGTGTCGGATGAATCTAGTAATCCTCTCACTAGCCATAGTCTCAACAACCTTTTTTACAACAGGAACTTGAAGAGGAGTTCTGTTATTATTTCTCGTATTTACGTCTGCTCCAGCTTCAATCAATAGTCTTACGCTTCCTTCGCGTGTTTGAAAGTGAAGAGGAGTACTGTTATAATCGTTTCTCGCATTCACATCTGCTCCCGCTTCAATCAACAGTCTTACAACTCCTTCACTGGTTTGAAAGTGAAGAGGAGTTTCGTTATAATTGTTTCTCGCGTTCACGTCTGCTCCTGCTTCAATTAACGCTTTCATGCCAGACTCATTCACCAGTTCGAAAAGAGACATGGTTGAATAGACCGGATCTGTTGAGAAAGATTAAAGTGAGTAAACTTTAGGTTAGTTGTTGGGTGAATTTAAATACAAACACTGATATTTAAATTCAATTTTCACACTTTCCTGGAGAGTATATGACCCATACTAATAAATTTACACATTCCATACTTCCATTTACCATCATCGTTTTTAACTACCAGATTACCGTTGTTCCAGATGAAACGATAGATGTTGTCAGATACGTGTAGAACATCTATGTTTAAATACATCCCTTTTTTGACGATATTGTAACTCTTCACATAATCCAGACTTCTAAGAGATTTTTTTATTTCACCTATATATTCAGGAATATACCGAAGATCAATAATATCGTCGTTGTCAGCTGATAGATCAGTAGGATTTACATCTGTCAACATCTCTCCCGGATAATGTTTAGAAAGCCATCTGTTAACTCTAACCATCCATTCTACATCACTAAACGATCCTTCAACTATATCATCAAATACAACTGTAGCCTTACGACCCGTGCCTGATTCAGTCTTTATTTCGTATACTTGAGTAATATACGGAGGAGAATAAGACATTTTAATATTATTGATCGATCTTTTAACTTAAAATCAGACCATGAATTAGAGCATCAGACCATTTATAAAGAACTATCTTTATATTTAATAAACATTCAAAAGTTTTATTCACTCTATCGATCAATATATAATCCCTATCAGATAAAATTCGAGATTTATCAGCTCCTCTTTCTCGTTCTTGTCTAGTTGTACTTGTTTCTACTCCTATACGATCGAGTAGTTGTCTAATAATTTTTGGTACCGAGGTACTAGTGGAAGAATAAATATTAGATTTAAGAGTGTTACTTATCACCCATACACCCCATTTTGTCGCTATAATACTGTTCTTTATCTTACCGTAATGTTTAAGAACTAATAATATATCTTGATGACTTGGATATGCGTACAGTTTTCGATTATGAGAATGGAATATATGACTGCTATATTCACTATGAGAACACATCCCTCTATCATCTTCGATTTTTCCCTTGTATACGTTATGAGGTACAAGATTGTTTGAATCCTCATTGTATAATTTAAGATTTGCACAAATCTCAACCGGATACTCATCTACATATTTTTTTATAACTTTCACTATATCCGGATGGATTATAAAAGTATCCATTTTATTGAATAGCCTGATTTAAAATAGTTAAAGTAGTAACATTGATTTTTAATGAATGTCGAGTCCTACTGTACTAACCGATCTATCTACTATCGATGATCTTACAAACGCGATTAAAATTGGGAAAGATAAGCTATGCGTTGTGATGTTTACAGCAGCCTGGTGTGGACCTTGTAAAAAGATTAAATCTGAAATCATTTCATCTCTAACCTCTAAATACGAAAAGGTGGCTCACTTCTTCTTTGTCGATATCGATGATAACCGGGAATTAGCAGATGAGTTTGATATCAAATCAGTTCCTCAGTTTCGACTTATGAGAAACGGTAAATCAGGGGTTTCGATTAAAAAGAGTTTTACAGGAGGGAAGGATCTTGTAAAACATATCGAGGAAAATATATAGGTAAATTGTAATTAAATAAATTACAATTTTGTTTGGGTCTCTTCATCTTGTTTACTTTATCTGGTAAATTTCAACCCCGTCGGACGACGGTATCCATGATCCGCTTGTGATCCACCTTTCTCCCAGTTCCTCCTCCATTCCCGTCCTCCTCTCCACAGTACCATTTATTGAATGCGAAAGTCTTGGTGAGTTTGTGTAGACGAAACCACTTACAGTTACGGATAAAACTGGTAATCTTCTCACTAGCCATATATTCAACTACAGATTTTACAATCATATTATATTCAAGAGGTGTATCATCCCAATCGTTTTTCAAGTTCACATTAGATCCCGTCTCAATTAACAATCTCACAACTCCCTCATCTTGTTGATCATGTAGAGGAGTATTACCCCATTCATTTCTCGCATTTACATTTACACCTTTCTTAATTAATAATCTCGCTGCTCCCTCATCCTTTTGGTAGTGAAGAGGTGTACCACCCCATTTATTTCTTGTATTCACATCTGCTCCTGCATCGATCAAAGCTCTCACCGATTCCTCGTATATTTGACATTGAAGAGGTGTAATATCATCTCCATTTCTTGAGTTCACGTCTGCTCCTGCTTCAATCAACAATCTCACTGATCCCTTATCATTTCGATAGTGAAGAGGAGTATAACCATACCTGTTTCTCGCATTCACATCTGCTCCTGCCCTGATCAACAGTCTTACAGATCCTTCATCTTGTTGAACATGTAGAGGAGTATTACCATATTTGTTTCTCGCATTCACGTCTGCTCCTGCCTCAATTAATCGTCTCACAGATTCCTCGTCGTCTGTCAGAGTAAAAAGGGACATTGTACGTTGAAAGTTTACAACACTTTCAATTGAATGTTGTGTGAATTTTAAATAAACAGATATTTAAAATTCATTTTTGTATTCTTACACTTCATCTTGTAAACTTCGTATCCATAATTCGCTTATGGTCCACTTTCCTTCCGGTTCCACCTCCATTACCATCCTCCTCTCCACAGTACCACGTGTTGAAGGCGAAAGTCTTAGTGAGTTTGTGTAACTTCCACCACTTACAGTTACGAATAAATCTGGTGATCTTCTCACTGGCCATATTCTTAACAACTCTTTTTACAATATAATTATACATAACAGGTGTTTCGCCCCATAAATTTCTAACATTCACATCTGCGCCCGCCTCAATCAACAATCTTATAGTCCCCTCCTCTTTTTGCATATGAAGAGGAGGGTATCCATTATCATCTCTCTCATTCACATCTGCACCCGCCTCGATCAACATTTTTACAATTCTCTCATTCTGGTGCATATGTAGAAGATTATGTCCCCATCTGAATTTCACATTTACATCTGCTCCCGATTTAATCAACAGTCTTACAGGTTCTTCCTCTCTTTGATAATAAAGAGGCGTGTGGTAACTTCTACTTTGTTTCACATTCACATCTGCACCCGCTTCAATCAATATTTTTATAATTTTTTCATTCTTGTGTACATGAAGAGGAGCATATCCACGGTGGTTTTTTGCGTTCACGTCAGCTCCCGCTTCAATCAACGCTCTCACAGACCCTTCATCAGTTTGAGCAAAGAGATGAGTATTACCACTACTGTCTCTTGCGTTAACATCTGCACCGTCTGTTTTTATCCACTCCCTCATAGATTTCTCATCACTTTTATAAAACAGAAACATAACAGAGTTAGATTGGTTTGGTTGGTTGTGAATTTAAATACATGTTTATATTTAGATTCAATTTTCATCTAGTGTCTCTACCTTATATCTTATTATGTTTAGTTTTGTTTAGTTTTCATCTTCGTCCTCGGCTTCATCCTCGTCTTCGGCTTCGTATTCTACAGGCTCAGGAGGACATTCGGCGCCGAGAATCTCATGAATCCAAACCCATGCTTCAGGGATATCATCTTCCCACTCTCCTTCATACTGTCTGAATAACTGGCCCATATATCTGTTCTCCCATCCCCGGGGAAGAAATCCTCCGTCTTTGTGAAGGACTTTAATAGCGGGAAGAGACATACAAGGACTGTAATCGAACCAGTCCCAAATTTCTTCTCTTTCCTCCCATAGCTTATCTCGAAACTTGGTCATAAGATAGTCCAGTCTGTCTGCGTACCTAAACATAGCCGCACCTTGGAAAATCAAATGGGGTTTTCCTCCCGCCTCAACGATCAGATCCACTAGTTTAGTCCATCGACTGAATTCGATTTCAACATCTGAAGTGTCACCCACATTACGCAAACAGTCCATCTCAGAATGTCTTCCTCTCATCTCGTCTGGGTCGTAGAGATCATCTTCCATCATAGTCCTAAACACTCGTAAAGCCAGACCTGGGTATTTATGAGCAAGAATATCCATATCCACCAAATCCCACTCGCTCGCTCTAGCCACAAGCATCGCTGTTTTGGTCGATCGGAGTTCAGCCATTATTGTACGGAGACACAGACGGGAAAGTAATCTATATTTAAGGTATGAGTGAAAAGTCAGTTTTTATGAACGATCCCTAATGATAAAGTCCTTTGTGAAGTGAATTTAGGAGGGTGAGGGAATTAACCCATTTTTAATCATAATAATTTGGATTATTATGATTATATCCTGTTACTCTACATTTATCTCCTTACAATTATTTCTTGACCTTTTTCTTCTTCGGTCCATCAGCGTAATCATCACGGTCATCATCCGCGTTAGGAATCCAGTCGTTATACTTTTTCTCAAATACAGATAGTTCTCCAAGCCAGATCTCATCTGCGGTTGTAGATTCAAGTCTAGCAATCTCGGTTTCAAGATCGTTCTTAATCTTGAGAAGTCTTTTCATTCCATTAGTCATAGACCCCTTGAAAGTCTGACTCAGAAGATAGTTATAAGTCCATACACCTTCCTCCTCAGATTCCTTCTTTTCTTCTCCGTCATCTTCCTCGTCATCTTCGTCCTCCTCACCCTTCTTCTTTCCCTTACCTTTTCTCTTCTCAAATTTACGGTCGTATCCACGATCATCCATCTCCTTGTAAAGATCAGACTCTGTTCGTTTAGTGACAATAAGTTTCTTGGTATTCTCATCAGGGGGGTCTACCTCTGTAAGGAATCGAATCTTGTTATTAGTATACTTCAACTCATCTTTGAGAGTCTTGATATCTCCATCTCTTCTAATATTGTATAGTTCAAGTCGTTTGGGACAGAAGTCCTCCAAGATCTCTTCAGGTGTTTTGTATCTTTTAAGAGTAGTTAAATCTGTAAACAGTACCATATTCGATGTATGGACTGTATCGGTCAGTTTAAGATTC